CATTAGCGAATAAAGTAGACCAACATCTACTTCAGTTGGCTGTATTGGCTTCACAAGGTTCTGCTACTATTAGTGGTGGAAACGGTGGAACTCAAATTACAGACGCTGACGCTAAAACTAATGCGACTTCTTTAATAACATCAATCTTTGATTGTGCTCAAGCACTTGACGAGAGAGATGTTCCGTCTCAGGACAGATACTGTGTTGTAACACCTGCAATCTACTACAGTTTAGTTGAGAATGATAAAATTCTTAACAGAGACTTCGGTGGAGCTAATGGTGTATACTCTGATGGTACAGTAATTAAAGTTGCTGGTATCAACATTGTAAAAAGCAACACTGCTGTTACTGCTTTCACTGACCAATCTTCTGCTATTTCAGGAACTAACAACACATACAATGTGGATGCACAATATGTAGCTGGTGTTGTTTTCCATAAATCAGCGATTGGAACTGTTAAATTAATGGACTTGGGTATGGAAAGTGAATACGACATCCGTAGACAGGGTACATTAATGGTTGGAAAACTAGCTTTAGGGCACGGAATTTTACGGCCTGAAAGTGCGTGTTCAATCATAACGCAGTAATTAACCTAACGTAAGGGAAAGGCGAGACTTATGGTTTCGCCTTCCCACTAACTTATTATTTATTATGGCAACAATAACAACAAGAACAACTCAATTAGAAGCTGTTAATACAATGCTTTCTACTATTGGGGAAGCTCCGGTCAATTCATTAACTGGAAGTTTACCGGTAGATGCAAGTATGGCTGTTAATATACTTAATGAAGTAAATAGAGAAGTACAATCAGCAGGTTGGAAATTTAATACTTCTTGGAAAGTCTCTTTAACTAGAGATGTAAATAATAAATTAGTAGTAGGAAATGATGTATTACATATAGAATTTGACCACCTAAGATATTCTAAAACTTCTTATGACCCAGTTATAAGAGGTAACTTTTTATATAATTTAGCTAAAGAAGTTTATACTTGGGAAAAAGATTTTGATTATGTAACAGTAATTTATTTATTAGATTTTGAAAGTATACCTGAACAAGCTCGTAGATATATAACTATAAGAGCTAGTAGAATATTTCACGATAGAACTTTAGGTGCAAATGCAATACATAAATTCTCTTCAGGAGATGAATTAGCATCTTTAGCTTTATTAAAACAAACAGAAGCTGACACGGCTGACCACAATATATTTAATAGTTTAGACCAAAACAGAGTAGTTAATAGAAACTCAAGAATTAAATATAACACTTAATTATGCCTTTATTATCAAGAAACATCTCTAATTTAATTGGAGGCGTAAGCCAACAGCCTGAAATATTACGTTTAGAAAATCAAGCTACAACTCAAGTAAATGGGTTTTCAAATGTTGTTGAAGGCCTAAAGAAACGCCCACCAACTAATTATGTAGCAAAAGTAACTAGCAGTAGTTTAGCTAATACTTATATTCATACTATTAATAGAGATACAACAGAGAGATATATTGTAGTTATTTCTAATGGTGCAATAAATGTTTATGATATTAATGGTAATGCTAAGACAGTAGTTGCTAATACAAATGCAACAAACTATTTAGCTTCTTCTAGTCCTAGAACCGATTTTAAATGCCTGACAGTAAATGATTATACTTTTATTGTTAATGCTTCTAAGACTGTAGCTATGAATACAGCCACAAGTACAGGTAAAGTAGAACAAGCTATTTATCAAGTAACTACAGGGGTAGGAAGCTCAACAACTAATCAAAATTATTCTATAACTATTGATGGTACAACTTATACTTATACATCAACTACAACAAATACTAAAACAATTAGAGATGGTGTAAAAAGTGCAGTAGGCTCACCAACAAATATTACTCTTACAGATATAGGAGACAGTAGTTTTAAAATAGTTAAATCAACAGGAACACTTTCAGTAAGTGCCTCTGATGGTTATGGTAATCAAGCTAGTAAAATAGTTTACGATAGTGTTCAAAACTTTTCTGATTTACCAGCAACAGGAATTGATAATCAAGTAGTAGAAGTTAAAGGAGATAGCACTAATAACTTTGATAACTATTATGTTAAATGGCAAGATAGTGCAGGTGTATGGGAAGAAACTATAAAGCCTGCTATTAAATACAGATTTGATTATGATACAATGCCTGTTCTTTTAATTAGAACGGCTGACGGAAATTTTAGACTATCTCAAGCAGATGGTTCAACTTATACAATAAGTGGTACAGATTATACAGTACCAGCTTGGGGAGATAGATTAGTAGGAGATTTAAATAGTGCTCCTAATCCTAGTTTTGTAGATGCAAAGATAAGAGATATTTTCTTTTTTAATAATAGATTAGGAATGATTTCAGATGAAAATGTAATTTTATCTAGGTCTTCAGAATTTTTTGAATTTTTTCCTGAAACAGTTACAGATGTTTTAGATACAGATAATATTGACTTAAATGTTAGTCACACAAAAGTATCAGTATTACGTTCAGCAATTCCATTTGATGAAAGTTTACTTTTATTTTCTGACCAAACACAATTTATCTTAGATGGTTCTACTAACTTAACACCGTCTAATGTAACCGTTACAGTAACAACAGAATATGAAAATAATGCTGGTTCAGTAAAACCAGTAGGTACAGGAAGTAACGTATTCTTTTCTTATGACAGAGGGTCATATAGTGGATTTAGAGAATACTATGTAGAAAGTGATGGAGAAACAAATAGAGGTGAAGACATTACTGCTAATATTCCTAAGTATATTCCATCTAATTTATTTAAAGTAGCTTTAGCAAATAATGATAATACATTAGTTGCATTAAGCTCTACATCCTCAGAAAAACATAGACTATATGTTTATCAATGGTTTTATGCTGATGGTAAAAGATTACAAAGCTCTTGGCATAAATGGGAATTTGGAGCTAATTCAAATACTACAATATTAAATGTAGATTTTATTGGTTCTACTTTATATTTATTAATTGAAAGGTCTGACGGTGTATATTTAGAGACTATGGATGTATCACCAGCAACTGTTGATGCTTCAGCTTTATATTTAACTAATTTAGATAGAAAAGTATCAAACTCTACATCAGGTGTAAGTGAAAGTTTTAATAGTGGTACAAACCAAACTACAATAACTTTACCTTATGCAATAGATAATACAATGAAAGTTGTAGGTGCTTCTACAGCTTCTAATGTAGCTGGACAAGAAATAGCTACAGTATCTCAAAGTGGAACATCAATAGTTGTTTCAGGAGATATAACTTCTTATGATTATTTTGTAGGAGAACAATATACTTTTACTTATACTTTCTCTCAACAATATATGGCTTTAGGAGACCAATTTGCTTCAGGCTCAAGAACAAGAGTAAGACAAGGTAGATTACAAATTAGAAACTGGACAGTTAGTTACAATGATACAGCTTATTTTCAAGCAACTGTAACACCTGAAGCTAGAAGTGCTTCTACAACAACATTTACAGGAACGATTGTAGGAACAGGTTTAGCTGGTACAGTTAATCTTGAAGATGGCTCTTTCACATTTGCAGTACAAAGTAGAAATGAAGGATTAAGTATATCATTAACTAATAATAGTCACTTACCTTCTAACTTCGTTAATGCTGAATGGGAAGGTTATTATGAAAGTGGAACGTCTTAAACCACATTTACGATTAGCCACTAAAGAAGATTGTCATTACTTATCTACAAGATTAAGAAAAGAAGATTACCAAGAAATAAAAGCTATGACAGGTTTACCTGCATTAGAAAGTTTATTAATTGGATTAAAATTAAGTGATGTACCTTTAGTAATTTGTGATGATAAAAGTACACCAGTAGCTATGTTAGGTGTAGTACCACAAGGCCTTTTAGGTTTAATTTGGATGGTCGGTACAGAAGATTTAAAAAGAATTAGTTTAAGTTTTTTACGTAATAGTAAAGAAGTATGTGATGTAATGAAAAAAGATTACAAAATTCTTTACAATTATGTAGATGCTCGTAACACTTTACACATTACGTGGTTAAAGTGGATGGGCTTTACGTTTATTAACAAACATCAACAATTTGGAATAGAAGGAAAATTATTTTACGAATTTGTAAAAATATAAATTATGTGTAACCCAACATTAGTAGTAGCTGGTTTATCTGCTGGTCTTCAATATCAGCAATCTATGAATATGCAAAAGATTGCTAGAGAACGAGATATAAGACAAAATCAGATTGCTAAAAATAATCAGATAATTAGAGCAAAAGCTGAAGCTCGTAAATTAAAACTATCTACTGAAAAGAATTTAGAAAAATTAAGATTAGCTGAAGGTGAAAGTAGAAGAAGAAGAGCTACATTTGCTGTTGGTAAAAATTATACTGGTAATACTTATAATATGTTACTTGCTAATTATTATGACCAAGAAGGTCAATATAGAAATACAGTATTAGGAAATATTCAAAAGAATGTATTCCAATTTAATAGAACTCAAGAAGCCTTACAGGCTAACTATGAAGCTCAATCAACTTATATAACTACACCTGACTTCTTATATACAGCAGGTGCATCAGCTCTAAATTTTGCAGGTAGTTATTATGATTACAAAGCAAAACAAAATCAAGCTGGTACTAATCAAGATTATTATAGTTATGAAAAAACAAGTAATGATGGAATAGATATATAATGGCTAGAAGCAAAGACCCATCACCATATTTATTATCTCCTACAGGCGTAGAGCCTGAAGTGGTATCAAGAGATTTTAATTTATTTTATAAGCCTGATAAAAAGCCTGAAAGTAAAGCTCTTAATTCACTTATAGCTTCTTTAAGTAATATTGTACCAACTTTAGCAACTTATAATGTTACTGAAGAAATAAAATTAAAAGATAAATCTGAAGCTGAGGCTTTACAAGATTTTAATGAAAATTCTAATGCTTTTAAAAAGATGGTTGAAAATGGAGAGATACCAGCAGGTGCTAATCCATTTTACTACAATAAAATGATGGAATTAGAGCTTAATAATAAAGCTAGAGAATTTCAAAAGAAATGGGATGATTTTTATTTAAAGAATGACCTAATGAATAATGAAGACCCTAATGCTTTTAATGAAGCATACGAGGGTTTTATTAAACAATTTTATAAAAGTGAAGGCTTAGATGGTTATGATGCACTAGCACTTAAAAAAGGTTTTTTCTCTAAAACAGATACTTTTAGAAACCAAAGAGACCAACAGCATTTTGCTAAACGTATGAACATAATTGAAGGTCGTACAGAAGAAAATGCTATAATGGACTTTAGTGGTACTATAATTGAAAATCAAGATACTGACCAATCTATAGATGATTTATTAAAAGATTTAAAAACTAAAGTAGATGAATTTAAAGGATTTGGTTATGGCAATTCAAGAGCTAATGAATTGTTAGTTAAAGGAATAGAAAGTTATATCAATACTGTTAATGATGAAGCAGGTTTTGATTATGCTAAAGAATTACTAGAAGGTTTAGAAACTTTTAAATTAGGCACTGGTTATTGGGCTGGTAGTGAAAAAGGTAAAGCTATTAAACAAAGATTAGAAAGCATTATAGCTAATAAAGAATATGAATTTTATGATTTAGCTAAGAAAAAGAAAATAGTTACAAAAGAATTAAGTAACGCTAAACTTAGTGAGGATTATTGGAGTGCTTACAATAGTACAGATACATTTAGTATCACTGAATTTATTTACCAAAAAACTTATTCAGATAATTCAGACTTTGCTGAAATTACTGGTGAAAAATATAATAACGAAGAAAAAGCATTTCTTACAGATTTTCATAATACTGTAACTGAAGGTGTTAAAGTTAAAGAAGATGATGTTGATGCTGTTGTAGAGTTAATGAAAATACAAGATGATGACATTTATTCTTTAAAAGATAAAGCATACGAACATTTAAAAGATAAAAAAATAACTTTAGAAACATTTAAGTCATTTTGGGATAGCACCAAAACTTATAAATTTCTTGAGAACAATTTATATTTTAATAATAGTACACCATTCAAAAACTATATGAAGATGTTTAATGATAAATTAATATCTCAACATCCAGCACTAGCTTCTGAGTTACACGCTATGCGTAATATGTTTCAAGAACAACTTAAACTTTGGTATTTAACAAACAAAGATAAATTTAGTGGAAGTGATATGCAAAAACAATTAGATGCTGAGGTTAAAAGTTTAATGGGTACAATATTAGGAGATAGTATGATTGTTCAGCAAGATTGGGAAACTTTCAGTCAAATATTTAAAACTTATGGAATAGTAATACCTAAGAAGGTGGAAGGAGAATAATGGCAAAAATAGTCGTTAGAGATGGAAAAGAATATTTCTTTAAAGATGATGCTACAGAAGCAGAAATAAACTCTTTCTTTGAGAAACAAAAAGAAATTGAAGAAAAGAAAAAGGAAGAGCCACCTGAAGAAAAAGAAGATAACGAAAGAGGTATTCTTACAGATGTTCCTTACTCAGGTCTAGTAGGTGTTAAAGATGCTGGTAAAGAAACTTTAAATTTAATTGAAGGCCTTGCTCAAAGTGCTAAGAAAAAATTAGGTTATGGTGGTTTAACATTCGGTAAAAACGCAGATAACGGCTGGGTACAATATCACTCTTATGAAGATGCAGTAAAAAATAATATTAAAATGCCTCTTTCAGGAGACATTACTAAAATTGGTGACAGTAAATTTCACGATTTTATTCCTGAAATGGACACACCTGATACTGTAGCTGGTGAATTTACAAAGAGTATAACTCAGTTTGTTACAGGTTGGTATACTGGTGGAAAATTATTAAAACCATTAAAACCTCTTACTAAGACAGGTAAAACTGCTAAAGTATTTGCTAAAGGTGCAATAGCTGATTTTCAAGTATTTGGTCAAGATACAGGTAGATTTATAGATATTGTTAATACTCACGCACCAGCATTACAAAATCCTATATTTGATTATTTAGGCTCAGAAGGTAAAGACGAAGGTTTCTACGAAGCTAGACTTAAAAATGCCATTGAAGGTGTTATGCTTGGTGGATTTATTAATAGTGCTTTAAAAGGTTTACAATCTGACCAAGTTGTTAATTTAGTTAAATATCTAAAATTAAGAAAGAACGCATTACAAGGTAAACCAGTAGACGGTGCTAAACTTAAAGAAGTTGAAGAAAACTTAATGAGGTCGGCTGAAGCTGACGTAGTACCTATAGGAAAAGGTAGTAAAAAGAAATTTAAAGATACTATTAAAAAAGAAGCTGGCGATTTAAAAACAGAACAAGTTATTACAAAATTAAAAGAAGTTACCTCTGCTGAACAGCTTAATGAAAAGATGGTAGAGAATTTTAATAGATATATAAAAAGAATACAAAATAAAGAAAAAGGCGTTAATTGGAGAAAGATTGATGATAATTTAGATTTTGATTTATCTCCAAGAGCTTACGCTGATGGAAACTTTGGTACTCTAGCTTTAGAAGCTATATCAAAAATAGTTAGAAGTGAAAGAAAATTTGATAAATATTCTGATGCTTTAATTGAAAACCAAGCTCTAAAAGCTACTGGTGACATTATTGAAACTACTAAAATGATGGGTAACTTAGGTGATAAGTTAGAAGGTGGCCTTAAATATATGTGGGGTTCTCAATCATTACAAATGAATTTAGCAGATAGCTTATACAAAATGGCTAACTCTATTCGTAAAAACGAAGGTATTTATACTGAGCAACAAATGAAAATGGTTACAGCTCAAACTATGAAGTTGATAAGATTTGACCAAAAAGTCACATCTAATTTAGGTAGAGGATTAAGATTAAGAAGTGTTCTTAAAGATATGAATACTGATTTAAGTCACGATAGTATTCTACAAATGGTTAAAAACTTTGATAAGTATGATGGTAATTTTAAAGAATTTATAGAAGGCGTAGCATTAATGAAAGATAAAAATGCCTTAATTAAAATTACTGACTTCTTATTTAGAAATAATTTTTGGAATAAAGTTAATGAAGTGTGGATGTCATCTGCATTATCTAACATTAAAACTCAAGCAGTAAACGTAATATCTACTGGAATTAACAGTGTAGTTAAACCTATAGATAGCTTTATTGGCTCTAAGATGACTTGGGGATTAGACACTCAAACTGCTAAAATGGTTAAAGCTGAAGGTGAAGTTGCTATGCAAACTTTATCAGGCCTTAAATTATATTTAGATGAAGGTTTAATGTTTGCTAAAAAAGCATTTAATGATGAAGACAGTATTCTATTTGCTGGAAGTACAAAATTTGACAGAATGACAAAAGCTCTAGGTGATGGCAAAGTTGCTAGAACAGTAAGAATACCTTTAAGAGCTTTGACTGCTATGGATGAATTATTTAAGCAAGTTAATTACAAAAGTAAACTAATGGCTATCTCTGTTAGAGAAGCAAACAATCAAGCTAAAGCATTAAGTAAAACTAAAATTGTTGGTGAATTACCAAATGGTACAAAAGTAAGTGAATGGGATTATTTTGTTTCTCAAAGATATAAAGCAGGATTTGATGAAACAGGTTTTATAGGTATAGATAAAGAAGCTAAAAGATATGCTCAAGAAGTAACTTTTACAAAAGATTTAACAGGTATGTTAGGTAAAATTCAGGAAGCAGTTAATGAAGCTCCTATATTAAAACAAGTTTTACCTTTCATTAAAACACCTGCAAACTTAGCTCTTCAAGCTATTGAAAGAACACCTTTAGGTGCATTTGGTAAAAACTGGAAACACTTTACAGGTTCTAGTGCAGATGCAGTTAGAATAGCTGAAGTAAGAGGAAGAGTTACATTAGGCTCAATGATATTATTATCAGGTTCAATATTAGCATTAAATGGAAGAATTACTGGTGGCTACTCTTCCGACAAAGCTATTCGTAATGCACAAAAGAATGAAGGCTTCCAGCCTTACTCAATTAAAATTGGTAACAAGTGGTTTGAATATGGAAGATTAGACCCAATAGGAATGTTAATTGGTACAATGGCTGATTACCAAACTATTTATTCAGAATTAAATGAAAAAGATAGAATGGAAGTTGAAGGACTAATGATGAGATTTATGCTTAACCAAATGGAAGGTGAAGGACAAAATGATATCGGTAATGATGAGAAAATATCAAATATGGCTGTAGCTGGATATAAAAGTATGTTTAAGAATATTGCATCTAAAACTTATTTAAGAAGTCTTATAGATATAATGACAGCTATTAATGGTGAAGATATAGATAAACAAGGTTTATATTGGTTAGAAAATAAAGCTACTTCTTTTTACCCTAACTTATTTAGTAAAGTAACTAATGACCCTTACATAAGAGATGCACAAACTCTAGTAGAAAAATTTAAAGTAAAAATTGGTTTAGGTATGCAAAAAGATGTAATGAAAACTTACAATTTTCTTGGAGAACCAATTAAGCGTTCAGGTGGAGGTGCATTAAGATTATTTAATAATATTATTAATCCAGTAACTATCGGTGAAAGAAAGAATGATGTATTACTGCAAGAAATGATTAAGCACGATATTAATATACCTGCATTACCTAAAGTTAAATTAGGTGTAGACCTAACTAAATTTGTAGATGAGAATGGTAAATCAGCTTATGAGTATTGGAATGAATTAATGGCTGATAGCAATTTAAGAAAAAATCTTGAAAAATTAATTAAAACATCAGCTTATGAAAATGCTCCTTCTAATATAATTTGGGATAAGAATAATAAGAATTTTGGTGGTAAAAAATCTATGGTTATTAATAAAGTAGTATTTGAAAGAAATACTCAATTTTTAAAACTTAAATTCTCAGCTAAGTTTAAATCTGTAGATAATCCTGAAATGACTTTAGGTAAAGCATTTGTTAATAGAGACTTAATTAAAACTATAGGAACAGTTACTAACAAATATCCTAAAAATATGAAGAATGGTATCTACAATTTCATTGAAGGTACTAGATAGAATAAAAAAACATCACTTTAGATATAATTTATGAGTTATTACGCAAGAGTATCATATACTGCTAATGGTAGCACACCTACTTTTAGCTTCTCGTTTCCATATATTTCAACAAGCCACGTAAAGGCTTACGTTAATGGAGTAGAAGACACTAGCATAACATTTCCAACTTCGTCTTCTGTAACATTATCAAGCACTCCTTCAAATGGAGATACTATTTTAATTAAAAGAATTACATCTCCTTCAACTAGATTAGTAGACTTCCAAGATGGCTCAGTTTTAAGTGCATCTGACTTAGACCAATCAGCTAACCAAAACTTCTATATGGCTCAGGAAACTGATGATGAAGTAGGCTCTAAATTAGGTACTAATGCAAATAACGTATATGATGCCAGTGCTACTGGCTCAAATTTAAAGATTTCAAATGTAGCTGACCCTACGTCAGCTCAAGATGTAGCAACTAAGAATTATATAGAAAATACTTGGTTATCTTCAGCTAATAAAACAGCTTTAACTACAGTAAACGCAAATATAGCTAATATTAATGCAGTTAATTCTAACTCTAGTAATATTAACTCTGCTGTATCTAATGCAACAAATATTAATTTAGTAGCTACTAATATTACTTCGGTTAATACTGTAGCTTCTGATATTACTAAAGTTGTAGCTGTAGCTAATGATTTAGCTGAAGCTGTATCTGAAGTAGAAACAGTTGCAGACGATTTAAACGAAGCAACATCAGAAATTGATACAGTTGCAAATAATATAGCTAACGTAAATACAGTTGGTGGAGCAATTACTAATATTAATACGGTAGCTGGTATTTCAAGTAATATAACTACAGTAGCAGGAATTTCAGCTAATGTGACAACAGTAGCAGGAATGTCTTCTGATATTAGTACAGTAAATTCTAATTCTACAAATATAAATACTGTAGCTGGTGCAAATACTAATATTGCTACAGTTGCCGGAGCAGTTACAAATATTAATACAGTTGCTTCTAATATTTCAGGAGTAAATAGTTTTGCAGATAGATATAGAATATCTGCTTCAGCACCTTCAACATCTTTAGATGTAGGTGATTTATATTTTGACACTACTGCTAATGAATTAAAAGTTTATAAATCTAGTGGCTGGGCTTCTGCTGGTTCTACAGTAAATGGTACAGCTAGAAGGTATACATATAATATTACAGGCACACCAAATTCAGTATCAGGAGCAGACGCAAAAGGCGAAACTCTTGCTTATGATGCAGGATTTGTAGATGTATTTTTAAATGGAGTTAGACTTTCTAATTCTTCAGGTTCATATACAGGAGACGTAACTGTATCTTCAGGTACTTCTGTTGTATTTGCAAACAACTTAGCAAACGGAGATGTTGTAGACATAGTTGCATACGGTACATTTTCTGCTTCAAATATTGAAGCGTCTGATATTACTTCAGGTACAATTAATAATGCTAGATTACCAAGTACAATTTCTGATAAAACTATTGAAGCAACAGCTTTAACAGCTAAAGGTGATGGTAGTTCTAATGCAGGTAAAATAACTTTAAATTGTGAAAATAATTCACACGGAGTTAAAATTCAAAGTCCTGCACATAGTGCGGCACAAAGTTATACTTTAATATTACCTACTTCAGTTGGTACAGCAAATCAGGTTTTAGCTACAAATGGGTCAAGCACTAATCAATTAAGTTGGATTGATGCAACAGAAACTAAACCAACAGTAGCCAATGTTTCACAAACGATAGCACCTGCAACAGCTACAGATATTACAATTACAGGTACAAACTTTGTATCAATACCACAAGTAGATTTTGTAAATGGTTCTACTGGTGCTGTGACTAGAGCAAATACAGTTTCATTTACAAGTGCAACATCACTTTCAGTTAATTGTACTATAGCTACAGGAAACTATTATGTCAGAATTGAAAATCCTGATGGTAATGCAGGAAGAAGCACAAACAATATTATTACAGCTTCTACTGCACCAACATTTAGTACATCAGCAGGTTCATTAGGAACGATTGCAGGAGACTTTTCAGGAACAGTTGCAACAATCGCAGGTTCATCAGATAGTGCAATAACTTTTTCTGAAACTACATCAGTATTAACAAATGCTTCACAAGCGAATTGTTCTTTGAACAGTACAACAGGAGTAATTACAACATCAGATTTCGGTGGTTCGTCTACGACAGCTACTACTTATAACTTTACAATACAAATTCAAGATGCCGAAGGTCAGACAGCAACTAGAGACTTTAGTTTGACTTCTAGCTTCGGTGCAACAGGCGGAGGACAATTTAACTAATGGCTAGTACATATTTATCAAGAACACCATCATCAACAGGAAATAGAAGAACATTTACTATAAGTATGTGGATGAAAAGAAGTAAAATTGGAAACAATCAAAAAGTATTTACAGCAGGAACTTCTGGTACAGAATCTGGACTTCAGTTTTATGATGGTTCAACAGAAAATACTTTAAGATTTTACGAACATTCATCATCAAGTGACCAATTTGTAATAGCACCAAATAGATTATTAAGAGACACTAATGCTTGGTATCATATTGTAATTGCAGTAGATACAACACAAGCAACAGCTTCAAATAGAGTAAAATATTATGTAAATGGAGTACAAGAAACTTCGTTTGCAACAGCTACTTATCCAAGTCAAAACTATGATACTCTTTTTAATCTTTCTGGAACAGTAAATACTGTTGGATTTTTAAGTGGTCATAGTGCTTATTTTGATGGCTTAATGTCTCATGTTCATTTTATAGATGGTACAGCTTATGACGCATCAGCATTTGGTTCAACAGACAGCACAACTGGAGAATGGAAAATAAATACTTCTCCAAGTGTAACTTATGGAACTAATGGTTTCTTTATTTTAAAAGATGGTAACTCAGGAACAGACCAATCTGGTCAAAGTAATAATCTAACAGTTAGTGGTACACTTACAAATACAGAAGATTGTCCAAGCAATGTTTTTGCTACAATAAATCCTTTATATAAACATTCTGCTACTTATGCTAATGGAAATTTAAAAAGTACAAATGCATCAAATAAATTTGGTGGGGTATCTAGCATTGGTGTTTCAACTGGAAAATATTATGCAGAATTTAAATATGGGTCAGCTTCAAATCAAAATGGAGCAGTAGGTATTTATGGAAATCCACAATTAGCATCTAATAACAATCAAGGAGTTGGTAAAGAAGCTAATAGTTATTCTTATAGAAGTGATGATGGAAATAAAGTAATTGAAAATACAGGTAGTGCTTATGGAAATACTTTTGCTAGTGGAAATATAATTTCAATAGCTTTAGACCTTGATAATAATAAATTATATTTTGCAAAAGATGGAGTATGGCAAAATTCAGGAGACCCAACATCAGGTTCAACAGGTACAGGAGCTATTGATATATCTTTAACACCAACAGATGGGTGTTGGTTTATTGCCGCAAATTGTAATAGTGGTTCAGATACAGCAGTATGGGAACATAATTACGGGAATGGATATTTTGGAACGACTGCGATTTCTTCAGAAGGAACAAACGCATCAGGAATAGGTAAATTTGAGTATGATGTCCCTGCGGGATATACAGCTCTTTCAACAAAGGGGTTAAACGAATAATATGGCTTATACAACAATTAATAAATCTACAGACCACGTTAATACTAAACTTTATACTGGTAATAATTCTACAAATGCTATTACAGGTGTAGGTCATCAGCCAGATATGGTTTGGATTAAAAGAAGAAATAATACTTCTGACCATCAAGTTTATGATGCTGTAAGAGGAGCTCAAAAAGGTATATTTACAAGCACTACTGGTGCAGAAGCAACAGAGGGTAGTACAAGAGGTTTAAATGCTTTTAATTCAGATGGATTTACTTTAGGTGCTGAAGTATCTGATATTGCAGGAAGTTGTAATGCTAATAGTGATACTTATGCATCTTGGAATTGGAAAGCAGGAACAACATCAGGATTATCAGGTGGAACAATAACTCCATCAGCTTATTCAATTAATACTACATCAAAGTTTGGAATTTATAAGTATAGTGGAACTGGAGCAAATGCAACATTAGCACATGGTTTAGGTGCAACTCCTTCTTTAGTAATGACTAAAAGTTTAGGAGATACTTCACCTTGGGCTGTATGGTGTAAAGGTTTAGCTAATACTGAATATTTAGTTTTAAATGATAGTGCAGGTAAAGGAACAGGTGCTAGTAATATGTGGAATTCAACATCACCAACTGATACTCTAATTTCTTTTGGTTCTGATGGACAAACAAATGGTTCAGGTAAAACTTTTATTTGTTATGTTTGGTGTGATGTTGCAGGGTATTGTAAAGCAGGAAGTTATACAGGTAATGGAAATGCTGATGGAACATTTATTTACACAGGATTTAAACCAGCTTGGATTATGATAAAAAGAACTGGTTCAGCACAAAGTTGGGTTATGTTTGATAATAAAAGAAATCCATTTAATCTTACAGATAATATTTTATTTGCTCATCTTAATAGTGCTGAACAAGTGGACACAACACCAAATATTGATATTGTAAGTAATGGTTGGAAAATAAGACATACAGATGACAGTATAAATGGTTCTGAAACATACATCTACATGGCATTTGGTCAATCATTAGTAGGTTCAAACAACATACCATGTTCAGCGAGGTAAAAGGAGAAAATAAATAATTATGACAAAAGCAAGAGATTTAGCAAATATAATATCAGGTGGTTTTACAGCAGACGATATTCCAAATTTAGATGCTAGTAAAATTACTTCTGGTGATATAGATGCAGCAAGATTAAATAATGCAACTGAAACTAAACCAATAGTTTCTAGTGTAAGTCCAACAGTTATTACTAATGAAGCAACTAACATTACAATAACAGGACAAAATTTTGTAGCTATTCCAAGAGTAGATGTAATTAATACTGCAACAGGAATATGGTATTCTGTAAATACAGTTACAAGAGATAGTGCAACTCAATTGACAGTAAATTTAACATTAGGAGTTGATGCAGGTACTTACAGAATAAGAGTAGAAAATCCAGATGGAAATGCAGGTATATCTTCAGCAAGTTTCTTAACAGTTTCAGATGCACCAGTATGGACAACTTCAGCAGGTTCTTTAGGAACTGTAGCAGGAGATACAAATGGTGCTGTTGCAACAGTAGCGGCAACAGGAGATACAGTTACATATTCAGAAACTACAAATGTTTTAACAAATGCTTCTTTAGCAAACTGTGCATTAAACAGTTCAACAGGTGCAATTACTTCTACAGATTTTGATGGTTCAAGTACAACAGCTAGAACACACACATTTACACTTAGAGCAACAGACGCACAATCACAAACATCAGATAGAGAATTTTCTTTAACATCAAGTTATGCGGCAGTATTACCAAGTCAAATTGCTAGTGGCGATTGGACAATTCCTACAGGTGGTGGAAATAATACAGATGCTTTTAACGATAGTAATTATTATGGAGCATATTTTGCAGTTAATGGTACAAATGGTGAAATAACTAAAACACAGAGTTACGAACACCCTTTCCTTTCTAAATATTCTATTCGTTCAAATGCAAACCACGAAACAATTTTACAAGTTTTTGATGTAAGTGCTAATTTTAAATCAGCAAGTGTAAACTCAATGTTTCAAATGGGTTTAATATGGGGAACAAGTGTAACTAACTTACACCAAACTAATAGTATACACGCAAGAAATGATTTAAGTTCAGGAGATGGAATTTACTGGATAGGGGAAAGAGATGGTGGTTATTTAAGTTTTTATAATGGTGGTGCTAATCAAAATTCTAGTGGTCAAAGTTCAACAAACAGAGAAAGTCAAGATACTAGCACAACATGGAGTACATCTACAGCAACATTAATAATTAAACCTGACAATCATAGTTCAGATGCTAGAAAAATTGCATTATATTTTGGTGATACAAGAGTTTATACTTGGACACAATTAATACCTTCAAGTTCAACAACAGTTAATTGGTATATAGGAAATGGTTATCCTGATAGTGACGAATGGCAAAGTTATCCACTTAAACTTAGATATATGAGTGGAACAACAACAAATATACCTGCAAGTTAATGCTAAGAAAAAAGGTTTTGTCCTCTAAAGAGTTCGCTGAACTTTTTCACGGTATTGGTATTAATTACTAATTATTGATAAAATTATTATGGAAAGTGCCTATGGTAAGATGGATTGCCTTTGCTACTACTATGCTAGGCACTTGGTTATTAACCAACACTAATATCTCATTATTTTCATTAGGTTGGGGTATTTCAGGATTATCAACTTTAGCTTGGGCGTATTTTGGTTTTAAAGACCGAGATTATCCTAGAGCTTTAATGGAAGTATGTTTTGTACTTCTATGTATCAGAGGAGTAATTAACTTTTATTAATCAATGCCTAAAAAGAGAACACTCTCTTCAGTTAATGCTGAAAGAGTTGGTTTACGTTTATCTTCACACGAAAAAGTGTGTGCTGAACGTATGAAAACATTATTTAAAGCTATTGATGAATTAAAAATTGAAGTTAAATCACTTCGTAATGATGTTTCACGTGGTAAAGGTATGGTTAGTGTTCTTGTTTTTCTTGGAGCTTTAGTAGCGAGTGTTCTTGGTTATTTAAAATTAGATGGCTAAGAAAAAGAAGTCTAACCTTTTTAATAAGGTAGAACACGAAACTAGAGCTAAATTTAAAAAAACTTCAATCTCAAAAAATCCTAGTAAGATTAAATGGTCTTCTATGAACAAACACAAAAGGAGACAACATAAAAAATGAAAATCGCTTTATTTATGATTATGTGTTCAGCCGTAGGTAATACGTGCTTAGAACCTCATAAATTTGGTGTCTATAATAATCATTATGAATGTATGATTGCTGGTTACAATGAAAGCATCAATAAAACAGTAGAGATTGGTGAAAAAGAAATAGAAGCAAATAAAATTTATATAAAATTTGTATGTGCTCCTGATGTTAAAGAAGAGGTGAGCACTTGAAATTAATTATGATAATTCTTCATTTAGCTAATGGAGAAGTTGCAAAAGTACCGGCTCAATTAGCATTGGGTGAATTTTGTGATGATGCAGTAAGTAAAATTACTAAATTTGTAGAAAATCCAAATTACGAAGCTGGTAATGGTCAGGTATGGATTAACAGATACTATAAAGATAAAATAGTAACTGCTACTTATTGTGAAAGCCCTGATGGTAAATATTATATTAACTATAACGCTGGGGAGGCGTGTATTAAAAAATGATGTGTTGGTTTTGTAAAATATTAAAATCTATAAGAAGTAAGATTTTTAAATCATATAAAAAAATTAAAAAATAATGTCTTTAAAAGAGAAGAAACTAGAACAACTTCACTCTGAATTAACAGATAAGCTCTTAGAGAAGATTAAAGACCCTGAAGTTAAGGCATCAGACCTTAATGTTGCTAGACAATTCTTAAAAGACAATGGAATTGAGGCTATTCCAGTGGATAATTCGCCTTTAAAAGCTCTTGTAGACGAATTACCCTTTGATAATGAAGATAGCCACCCTATCGTAGCTAAAACGCAAAATTAGGGTATCTATGGCTGTCTAAAGACGAATTTTATGGAAACAGTACCTCACAAACTCAAGGATTTTCGTAATTTCCTATATTTATGTTGGAAACACTTAAATCTACCTGAACCTACGCCTATTCAATATGATATGGCTAATTTCATTCAGGGTGAGGAACAAAGAATTGTAATAAACGCATTTAGAGGAGTAGGAAAGAGTTGGATAACATCTGCTTATGTATGTCACCAACTATTATTAAATCCTCAAAGGAATATATTAGTAATCTCAGCATCTAAAAATAGAGCTGATGATTTTAGTACGTTCACATTACGACTAATCAACGAGATTGACGTTTTAGCTCACTTGAGGCCTTCGGAAAGTCAAAGACAATCCAAAGTGAGCTTTGATGTAAGACCTGCACGTGCTTCACACGCACCATCTGTTAAATCCTTAGGGATTACTGGACAGCTTACAGGCAGTCGTAGTGACCTTGTTATTGCTGATGACGTAGAGACCTCGCATAATTCAGCGACTATGGGTATGAGAGATAAACTCTCTACGCTAGTTAAAGAGTTTGAAAGTATAATCAAACCACAAGGTCGCATAATTTTCTTAGGTACTCCACAAACTGAAATGAGTTTATATAATGAGTTACCTAAAAGAGGTTATAAGCTCAGAGTATGGCCAGCTAGATACCCTAGTTTAAAACAATTAAGAGCTATGGATAAAAACTTATCTCCTATAATTGTTAATAAATGGCATCCTGAGTATCAAGGTCAGCCTACAGACCCTAAAAGATTTGATGCTGAAGACTTACAAGAACGAGAAGCATCTTATGGTCGTTCAGGTTTTAACCTTCAGTTTATGTTAGATACTTCATTATCTGACGCAGACAAATATCCACTTAAATTAAGTGACCTAGTAGTTATGACTACTAATCCTACTACTGCACCGGAAAAGGTAATATGGGCTTCAAGCCCTGAGTTAAGAGTAGAGGATGTACCTTGTGTTGGACTTGCATTAGATTACTTTTATAGACCAATGCAAACTCAAGGTGAATGGCTAGATTATCAAGGAGCTGTTCTTGCTGTAGACCCTAGTGGTCGTGGTAAAGATGAAACAGCTTATTGTGTTGTTAAGATGTTAAATGGAAATTTATACTTAACGGAAGCCGGTGGTTTAATAGGTGGTTATACGGACAAAACCTTACAAGGTTTGGCCGATATTGCTAAGAAGGAACAAGTCAAACTTATCTTAGTTGAGGAAAATTATGGTGGTGGAATGTTTACTAAACTTCTATTACCATTTATTACAAGGACTTATCCTGTTAGCATAGAGGAAATTAGACATACAACTGCTAAAGAGAAACGAATAATTGATACATTAGAGCCTTTAATGCAACAACATAGGCTAATCGTTAATCAAGCAGTTATTGTTAAAGACTACAACTCTACTCAAGAGATGTATTCAACTGAGCAATCCCTAAGATACCAGTTGTTTTATCAAATGAGTAGAATTAGTCATACTAAAGGTTCACTCGCTTTTGACGATAGACTAGATGTTTTAGCTATGGCTTGTAACTATTGGGTTGAACAACTCGCTAGAGACCAAGAGTTAGCTATGAAACAAAGGAAAGATGACCTAAGACAAAGAGAATTTGATAGGTTTTTAGACCATCAGCCCTTTGAGAAACCAGTGAAAAACCAATGGTTTTGATAAAAACAACACTATAGAATGTGGGCTGGGGTTAGCCATAGGTATATACTATAGGTTATCTTTAAGTTAATGTCGGATTACTTACCTACTTACCCATCCCCTTTAATTAATAAACTTATGGATTTACCTGCAATAATACATTTATATGCTTTAATAACATCTGCTGAAAGTAATAAACCTACAGTATTGACTAGAGCAGAACTTAGAGAGCTTAATTGGAAACCTGAGGTTATTAAAATGAGACCTAGAGGTTCTAAATTAAATGTTGAGAGTTTCTTACAGAGAAATCTAAAAGGTTTCTTTAAGTATATGATTGAATACTCGGAATAATTTGGTGAAATTTTCTGAATGGGTATACGTATATGTCCAAAAAAAATTTTCCCCCTTGCCGTGTAGTGTGGTAGAATTTTGAAGCCGGTGTGTATCAATGCACAGAAAAAAATATTATTTCAGGCCATAAACATTAATATTATTGGAATTGTAAAGAGACTATAACTCCTTTGATATCTATTCATTAAGATTTTTTGAAATAATTTGTAATAATTTTTTTGGCCGTTGCCTGTCTTCTCTTATCTGTTTTTTTCTTTTTAAACTCAGTGATTAAACTTAATAAAACAATAAGAACGCCAGCGTATTAGATGCGACAATATGGCTTATAATATGTGCGATAAAACTACTTGATTAATGTAGTAG